TCCGGCGTTGATGTCGGGGAACATTCGTCCCATTCGTCCGGCTTCGTCGACGTAGACGTTCGGATAGGTGAAGCCGAAGGACGTTGCGCGTTTCTCACGCCTGAAGAAGTCACGGATCGCCATGAGAGGTAGGAGTCTAGTAGATGGTGGAACGAGCCTTGACGGTCGACTTGCTCTTTGTCGTGGCGTAGTGCCATGCGAGGCAGGCGGCGTAGAGAGGGGAGATGTCGGCGTCCGGCGTGTTTCGTTGGAATAGCCACTGCTGACCGACTGCTCGACGTGTCGCGGCTGCGACGGCTTTATCGAGACGGTCGTCGCTCTTGACGTGGATCGTCTTGTCGAGGATGGCGTCGTAGAAGAGGGCGCAGGCTGCGACGACGTCCGCGGTTCGGTAGATGTTGATCGGGACTCCGAGCTGCTTGAGCGGGTCAACGAATGAGGATGCGGGGCCGTATCCGTCGACGACGACGGAACCTTTCCAGCGTCGGAAGAGTTCGAGGGTGCGTTGCTGAATCCATGCGACGCCTTCTTTGTTTTCGATGAGTTCGATGTTGCCGTTCTGATCGCATACCGCTATCGAGCCTCTCGATCGGTCGAGTGCTACGTCGACGGAGAACGTGAGCGTCCCGGCTGGCGCTATCTTCGGAGAGCATGACGCCGCCCACACTTTCTGGGGGATCATCTGCTCGGAGACGGTGCTCCAGACGTTGAGATAGGAGCGCCGGAACTCGTTGAGTGTCATCGTCGACATCGCGTGTTCGACGGCTGACTCTTCGACGGTATGTCCGAGCGCGGGCATGACTCGCCTCCAGACTTGCCGATCGAAGGGGTCGTCGTCGGCGCTCGCGCTCCACTCGAAGTAGGCGATTCCTTCGCCCGGGTCGCCTTCGGATGCGGCTCGTCCCTGATCGACTTTCCGCTTGAGGTAGAGGGAGCGTTCGGTGCCGGCGGTCGACACGACGAGTATCTGGGCGTCTTTCTTTGTGGCCATCGTGGGGAGGAGTGCCTGCTCTCTGACGTCGTCTTCATCGGCGAAGGCTTCGTCGATGATGACGAGGTCGAGTGTGCGTCCGTGGCCTGCGGAGATCGAGTTTCGTAGGACTTCGATTCGTGAGCCGTTGCCGAAGATGATCGCCTCGTCGCCGTTCGCCCGGTAGACGCGGTCGATGAGTCCGGCGAACGGTGAACGCTCAAGGATCGGTACGAAGTCGTCGAGGAGTTTCTGGCGGGCGTCGTGGCCAGTCTGTGCCGTGTATGCGATGCGCTGCGGAGCACCATAGAAGAGCGCCCGGTGAATCATGATCGCAAGGATGAGCGTCGTCTTCCCAGACTGTCGAGGGACGGTAAGCACGAGCTCCCGGTAGGCGGGTCGTCCGTTGAGGCGTTCACCGAAGACGTTCGAGACTTCTTCCTGCCATGCCATGAGCGGTAGCCCGAGGCCACGACCGACTAACGCGATGCGATCCCCGAAGGATTCGCGATCACTTCGTCGACGTGTTGCGTAGCGAGGCTTCGAGGTCACGGAGGACATCGTCGAACTCATTCCGGCGCTCCTCTCCCGCCTTGACAAGTAGGGCGACCGTCTCCCGATACTCCTTCCAGAGACGAGCGTTCTTCGCGTCGTCCGGATCATCTAATCGAGCTGCAATAGTCCGAGCCATCGCCACTGTCGCCGCATCCACTTTGCCGAGCGCGTCCTTCGCGTACAGCCATTCGATGACGTCCTCGACCGCTTCCCGATTCGTCCGGATTCGCACCGATTCGACCGGAATCTCCCGAACCTTCCGAGGCTTCGCAGTAGATCGCTTGCCTTTGACTGGATTCGACTTAGACATCCGAAGCCCGGGATTCTGACATCGGAGAGAACCTGACGGGGACTGCGTCGGGGTAGTTTGCGGCTCGTGGGAAGAAACGGTTAGTCATCGTCTGTCTCAGTCTCGCACGTCGGGCGACTGAAACGGTCGCAGATGCAACGCTTTACCATGCTCGGCTCGGCTTTCGTCGGAGTTTATTTGACCTCGAGCTATTGCATGAGGCGCAGGAGGCTCGAAGGTTCCCGAGTTCGTATGGTGCTCCTCCGAACGCGAGCGGCTGAATGTGATCGACTTGAGTGGCGGCTCCGGTGCATCCTTCCATTCCGACGAGGCAACGATGCCCGTCACGCTCGAGGACTTGTGTCCGTATCTTGCGCCATGTGTGGCCGTAGTGCGAGTGCTTCCGCTTCACTGTCGACTCCTTCGGAGACGCTCATTCTATGCGAGGGCGCCTGCCCTCGCGCTCCCGGTCGCGCTTCGCCGCAGGCTCGCGCCGTATCCGTGTTGCAAGGTAGGTGCGACGGGTTCGGCTCAGATAACGCGATCCGTGAGATGAGCTGATTCGATGACACTTCTAGAGCTGCACTTCGTACGGAACGTACGCTCGAGGACTGGCGTCTGCGTGTAGGTAGAGCTCTCCCGGGCGCCACCCGTCCGACTGTCGCTCGAATCACACTAGACGCGCCTACTTCTGGACGCGCACGTTCCCTGCCTATCTGACGGGCGAACTACCGACGATGAACCGGCGAGGACTTCCACCTACGCCCTCTAGACGCTTGAGGGAAGCACCGATGCGATCGGCGTACTTTAGTTGTCGTATGACTACCTAAGTGACTCGAACTCCATGATCTTACGACCCACGAACTCGGCCACCTGCGGCACTACTGCGTTCCCTAGTCCTCTAAGTCTGTCCACCCGAGCGGGAATCCCATGAGCCACTCGACCCACGTCGGGTTCAGTTTGCCAACTGTGTCCACCGATGTCGGTGACTGCTCTACCCGATTCACTTCTGACACTAAAGACTTCCGCCGATTCGGTTTCGGATTTACGTTCTTCGAGTCGTCCACCGTCGGAGTGGGCCAGAACTGCACCGCGTCCGCTAAGCCCATCGAGTGAGTCGTCCCGGTTGACGAGATTCGACGACCGTTCTCGTTCCAGACTGCGTTCGGATGCTCGACCTCTTGGGTCGTCGGAGTCGGCCATCGTTTGACCGCATCCGGGAGCGTTAGAGAGTGACGACTTCCCGGCTTCGTCTGCGTAGATTTCCGTTCGATGTGATCGCTCGCCGTCGGGGTAGGCCACGAAGAAGAGGCGATCCCGGCGATGTGGAGCGCCAACCGAGGACGCGGGGATAATCTGCCATTCCGCAGAATACCCGCAGGAGGCAAGGTCGGCGAGAACGTCTCCGAATCCGAGAGTAAGGTGGCCTCGAACGTTCTCCATGAGTGCGTAACGGGGTCGTATTTCGCGAATGGCGTCAAAGACATAGGGCCAAAGGTGGCGCGGGTCTTCTTTGCCTTTCCTTTTCCCTGCGTTCGAGAAGGGTTGGCAGGGATACCCTCCTGCGATGACGTCGACATGATCGAGCTCCTTCCACTTGATGAGTTTTATGTCCCCGAGGTTCGGGACGTCCGGCCAGTGCTTACGCAGCACTCGGCAGGCGTAGGGGTCTATTTCTGAATGGTAGACGACTTTCATCCCAGCTCGTTCTAAGCCGAGATCCATTCCGCCGATTCCCGAGAAGAGGGAGAGGACTTTCAGAAGGGTTCCTCGTCGAGCGGGTCGGGAATCTCACCGGCTGCGTCCGGTATCACCGGAGGGAGCCACGACTCGATCACCTTCCCAGCCTCTTTCTTGGAGAGCTGGTCGAGGGACGTGATACTACGTCCGATGATCGGCGCGATACGTTCGCACAGGCCTTTCGTCGTCGCGACGTTCATTCCCTTGCCGAGCGCTCGAATCTTGCCCATCTGCGGTTTAGTGACATCGCCGGGAGGGTACTCTTCGTGCATCTGCTGCTCCCCGGTAAACGGATCGGGTACCGGGCCGCCGTCCGGATACGTCACGGGGACGATCTTCGGCTTCTGAGGCGTGAACGTCTTCTGAGGTTCGCGTCGTGCGACGTCGTCCTGCGTGGCGATCGACTTCGAGATACCGAATCCCATGTACCCGAGAATCCTCCCGAGGCAACTGGTCGCGGCGTTCGGCTGTTCCGCTCCCTTCGTGTAGGGCGTCTTGCCGGGGAACTCTTCCCAGATGAAGCCGACCATCGGACAGAGGTCGTTCGGATCGCGACGGACGACCATCTGCACTTCGACGAAGAGCTGTCCGCCCGCTTCGACGATTTTCGGCGGGTGTTCTGCGACTCGAAGCTCCGGGAACTTCTCTAGCGCCTGCCGTAGACGCTCGTTCACCGTGACGTAGTTATCCAGACTGAAACTCATAGAAGGCCTCCATTTTTTTATGCTCGTGAACGAGTGTAGTCATGGGGCGTAGGAAGTTTTCGCCGAGGTGATACTCGACGCCACGCTTCCAGTGTTCGCCCTTCTTTTCGCCGTAGCTCCACGCGATTTGAGTCAGAATCCAGCCGTGTAGCCGGACGATGGCTCCGTCGTCGGTAAGTGTGCGAATAGTGGCGAGAACGGTAATCGGATGCGGGTCTTTTTCGTAGACGCGCAGGATAGGAAACTTTCCGACGGTACGGGTTCTTACTTCGATGAGTCCGACGTCGGCTCTTCCGTGGACGTAAGGCTCTCCGAAGTGTGTCGGTAGGTCGGTGAAGTATGACGTCGCGAGTTCGCCGATCGCCCCGGTGTAGTTCGCGTCGTCTCGGGAGAAGGCGTTCTCGTTGTAGGAGTTGTCTCCGTAGTTGACGGCTCTTTCCCTCCACCGGTCGGCTTCTGCTCGACATAGGTCGAGGTGACCTCTGGAGAGTGTCACGTCTACCGCCTTCGGAGCGTGGATCATAGGTTCTCTTTGAGGAACTTTCTTGTCATAAGGACGTTCACGAGGGACGCTGCGTCGATGACGTAGCTCCATTCCCACGGATCGGCGGAGCCTCTCTTCTTGATGACGATTACGCCGAGAGCGGCGTCTTTGTTCGCCTTTTGCAGTCCGAGTTTTCTTGTCCATGCCGGTAGGTCGATCTTTGCGCGATCTTTGACTTCGAGCACGATGTCCGGGCTGAGCTCGATGTCGCCGATGTCATCCGGGGAGCCTGCGCGGATGCGATGAGCTTTCTCGAAGCCGAGATCGTGAAGCCATGCGAGGAAGGCTCGTTCGGCGCGGTCGCCTTTTTGTTTCTCTGGGCTGCTCATCGGATCGTTCTCCCTCGAGATTCGACTATCTGGGCGAATACCCAGAGGTAGCCGGCTGCGTCGACGAGTGAGTCCCGGTGAATGATGCCCGCTTCGTAGTTGTGGCGAAGTCGGGCAAGTTTGACTGCGACCATGAAGAGCGCTCCGTCTTCCGGGCTGAGCTGGATGCCGGAGAGGTTCTGGAAGATGTCTACGACTCTCGAGTAGTCGTCGATCGGGTGTCCGTAGGCGGTGTTTCGTTGTCCGTGTACGAGTGCGTCGGCCTCTTTGAGGATGTCGTCGAGCATCGGAGCCTCCTTTTCTGTGTTCATTAGTAGGGCGTCGGTGATGCGGCGATTCGTTCGAGGCGTACGATCTCGGCTCCGAGTGATGCGATGAGCTCGTGCATCTTGTCGAGTCGAGTGACTGCGAGGATGAGGTCGTCGCGGAGGAGTTCGTCTTCGCAGTGATTCGCGTGTTCGGTGAGACGTGCTTCGAGTGGGATGGCGAGCCATTCTTCGCGAGTAATCATCCTTCCCTCCAGATGGCGAGCGTGATAAGTGTGATCGCGGTGAGGACTATCGTCCCGGCGACGATGTAGTCGTAGGCGGTCATTCTTCTACCGCCAGTTCGTAGGTGCTCCACTGCTCGAAGCCGCCTTCTCGGTAGATGTGTCCGGCTGCGATGACGGAGATCGCCGGGTCGAAGAGGTCTTCGCACGTCTCGAGGACGCCTTTCGTCTGGAGGTAGCCGTCTGGCCAGTAGCGGTTAGGTTCGCACCAGCTCGGGCCGTGAATCTGGAGTATGCCATACGAGACGCCTCGGGTGAGGTCGCCTCGGACGTGTGTCGAGCATCGGGACTCGTGCCATGCGATCCGGTCGAGGAGCGCTGCTTCGTCGGGTGTGAAGCCGATCGTGAGCGCTGTGTCGTAGACGGGTGGGCAGATACCCCGGGACGGTGTTTTCGGCTCTCTGGGAGCCTCTGGAAGCGCCTCAGAGGTGCTGGTGAGCCAGATGTCGGCCCACGGGTCGAGGGAGGCGGTCGTCGGAGCCATTTCACTATCCGTAGGGAGGGCGGACAGGCCCGCTGCTCCGACGACGCCCATCGCCGAGAGGAGGATGATCGCGAACGGGTTCACGCCACGCCTCCAGAATCGAACTCTTCCCCGATCGTGTTGAGGGTGAGAGTGACGGGTTTCGACCATAGGGCAGGGTGAGCCGAGAGAGGCATCGGGCCTTCGACTGCTCTCATCTGGAGCGAGGCTGACTTTATCCTACCCTCATTCGTCGTAATCACCGTGACCTTGAGCTGAAGTCCGTCCGGCGTCGTGCCGAATAGCCGCTGATAGCGGAAGATTTCCGCGTCTTGCTGTGTCATTCTGAGCCTCCTTATGACTCGGAATCTATGGTAGGGGAACGGTGCTCTCAGATGGTGGATTTCCGAGGACTACCGTCTTGCGGATCATCCCGACCGGTATCTGGAGTACGGAGTCGAGGGCGTCATCTGAGCCGATCGACTGGGCTACGACGACGTGGCCTCTTTTGGCGTCCGGGAGGAGGAATCCGACTGTCTGGACGACGTAGGGGTCGGAGTCGAGCTCTTCGAGGGTCGTCCACGAGTGTTCTGCGTGGGCGTCGTGCCAGATGATGAGCACCGGCACTGCATCTAGTCGAGCCATAGGACGAACTCCGCTGTCGTGATGCCTGCCTCCGGGTCGACGAAGTGGAGGCGCTGGGATGGTCGTCCTTGAGCTGCGAGCTGCTCGGCTGCGTAGACGTTCCCGGACTCCGGGGAGCCGGTGACGAAGACTCGAGCACCGTTCGGAATGGTGAGACTGAGCGGAGTGTGATAATGCCCCATGAACGCTTCATCCCATTCCGGAGTAATGCCTGCCGCCCAGCCCGTAAACTTCTTGATGATAGCGAAGATCGGCGTACCCCCGAAGCTGCGTATTTCGTCCCCATGTACGAGGAGGGCGCGATACTTGCCAATAGTGAAGTGCTGGAAGAACTCTTCGCTCATCTGCCACGAGATGCCGAGGTCGGTCGTGCGGTCTTGGGCGATCTTGTACGCCATGCGGTCGAAGTTGTCGCCTCGTGGCATGGTGCCGAACTTGCCGATTCGTCCGTGATTCCCGAACTCGCAGATGACTCGCACCGTCTCGAAGTTCGCTGCCAGTGTGCGGACGAGTTTCTCGATGATGCGGGACGTCTCGAAGAGCTGCTCGAAGAGGTACGCCTCGACCTCGTAGAGCTGCGACTCGAAGATTCCGAGTCCCTCGACCATGTCCCCGCCGAGCATGAGAACGGCTTCCCGGACTGGATGATCTTGACGCTGAATCTCCGTTATACGGAGCACCTTTGAGGCGAAGAGGTCGATTCGTTCCGCGCACGTCTCGACAGAGTAGGACGTCGTCTTCTTGCCGAGTTGCCAGTCAGTCGCATGGATGAGAGCGACTTCGGCTTTCTTTGATCGTCGATCACGTTTCGCGATGACCGGCTTCGGAGTCTTGACCGCGAGCGCAGCCTCTCGAGCTGCACGATAGACCGCTTCGACGAGCTCTTCTCGGGCGGCTTCCTTCGTTGCGAGCTTTCGTTGCGTCTTCTTGAGCGTCGACTGAAGCTCTTCGATGATCTTCAGATGGTCGAGTTCATCTCGCGGAGGCATAGCCCTCTAGCTTTCTTCGGTATCGGGTGAGTCCGTTCTCGTTGACGCCTTGCAAGCCTTTAGAGATCATGAGGTCGAGGATCGACCGGGTCGAGTAGATGTCGGCTCGACGTAATGCTTCGAGCCATTCCTCCCGATCCTTCTTCGTTTGTGCGTCTAAGAACTCGTTGATGATGGCGTGATGAGTCTTAGTCGGATGAAGTTCGTCCAGAATCCCCACTATGAGCCTCCTCGTCGTCGATGTGTTGGATTAGTGCTTCCGTAGCTTCATCGAGCGAATCCTCGATCTCGTTGAGGTGATCGTCGATAGCTTCCAGCGTACGCCGAACGAAGGCGTGATCGGTGGCATTCTCGCGTCGGGCGCGCTCGATGAGAGCTGCCGGGAGGCCTGCCGCGATCACTCCGAACGCTGCGATGATGGCGACGAGGACGGTTTCCGTCATAGGTTCACTCCGGAGGGGAGGCTTTCGCCGAGAACGTACCGAATGTGCCACGGTTCGGACTGCACTTCCCAGCTCCAGCCGAACCCGTCGCAGTGTGCGAGGAGCCATTCGAGGCGCCCGTTCTGTCCGACGTTCCAGATGTCTACCGCGCAGCCCCAGCCATGATTAGAGGTTCCCGGCGTAGCAAGGGGAGCTAGTCCGGGCTTTAGGTACCATGTCGCCCCGTTCCATGTTCGGGTCGGACGTCCGGCGAGTGGCGTCTTTGTGTAGCGCTGGAGGAAGACGGCTTCCTGCACTGAGTAGGGACGGTAGGCGTCGAAGGCGGAGGTCGGCTTGAGGACGACGCCGTCGAGCTTCGCGGCTTTCTTCATCGCGGCCCATGATGCCGCCGCAGTCAGATAGAGGAATCCGGAAGGACGGATCGCGGTAAGAAGAT